TTTAAATAATATAAAAAATATAAAGGGAGATGATGACTTAAAAATTATGAAACAATGGTTCAAAGAAAATGAAATTGATTTTTCTAAGAAACATGAAGTTAAAGTTTTGGAGTTATTAAAAAATAACTCACTAGATTTTGTTTTAAATACATTCCAGGAGCAACTGGATATTTTAAAAAATAAATCTGATGTTAAAAGTGTAGCTGCTGTTTTCTCTAATCATCTTTTTAAAGGAACTTGTGAGGTAAACTTTCAAGAACTTGAAAAGAAAGAGACTGAACATCAAAAAATTAAAGAAGAAGAGAGAAAGGAGTGTGAAAAAAATGATAGTATTCTTAATGTTTTCTTTGAACTTTCCTTAAATGAACAGGAGGAAATTGAAAATACAATTCTAAAAAAACATAATATAAGTCATTTTTCTCAGGTAAAGCAGAAAAGTAAAACTATGTATTATAAACTAATTAGTTCTTTTATCTATGAAGAACTCAAGTTAAAGGAATTGATTTAAAAAGGAGATTTATGGGAACAACAAAAATTAATATGCCATTTGCAAAATGGTGTGAAGTTCAAAAACAATTTGAAGAAGTCAATAAAATACTTCCTGATGAAGAAAAACTTGATTTTGAAAAATATAAATATTGCTCCAGTTATGGAAAGTTATTATGGCATTTATGTGCTATAAAAATTGGAGCATTTAGAAGTCTGAAAGACCCTGAATTTTATAACTGAAAGGAGCAATAATGCTAAGAGGAAAAATTTATAGCTATACAGATAAAAAAACATATAGTATTAGCTTCATTGATTACAGAAATAAAAAAATGATAGCTATTTCAAATGATCAGAAAAAGGAATTTGATTTTAAAGAAGTTGAATGGCTTGAAGCAACTGGATATACTGCTGGAACTTCAATGATTTATAGGCAAGACTTTATTCTTGCAACTAAAGATGATGAAGTTTTATCAGGAATTGTTATAAAAAAATTTGGAGCTTGGCACTTATGTAACAAAAAAAGAGGACTTAGTAAGTCTTTAAGAACTCTTAAAGAATCTGGATACACATTTGTGAATTTAAAAAATTCTAAAACTTATTTTAAAAATAAGCTAGAAAAAAATAAAAAATAGGAGGATTTTATGGGAATTATTTTAGTTAAAAATAATAAAGGTGGAGTTGGAAAAACTTATATAACTCTACAATTAGCGGCACACAAAGCATTAATAAAAAATAAAAAGACATTGATTCTTACCAGCGATTCCCAAAATGATATTTTAAAATTTTCAGGGATAAAAATTGATGATACAAGCAAATTTGGACTTGAAGATTTCATTGAAGGTAAAAGCTATAAAATTAAAAAATTAAGAGAAAATCTTTTCTTCTTGCATCTGCAAGGATATAAGATAAAAAATTCTTTTGATGAAGCTTTTAAAAAAGCTATAAAACTTTTAAAAGAAGAATATGACTATATTGTTATTGATGGTTCTCCAGTAATGGGATTAGATAATTTATTTATTCAGGTATCTGACTATATAGTTATTCCAACTTTTCTTGATAATATTACAACACATTCAGTATTAAGTATGTTAAAAAAAGTTGATTTAAACAAGGTTAAGGCTGTTGTTCCAAATAGAACTGGAAGAACAAAGCTAGAAAAGGAATATTATGATTTCTTAAACCAAAAATTAGGAGTACAAGGAATATATTTAAGTTTTCCTATTCCACAAATTAGCCTTATTTCTAAGCTAATCGATAATGAAACATTGTTATGGGAAAGTAAATCAAAAAAATTAGATTATGTTAAAGGTATTTTTATAAATATCTGGAAGGAGATAGACAATGAATAAAAATTTAGAAAATGATTTTGATATTGTTATATCTTCTAAATCAGAAATAAAAGAATTTGACTTCGCTAGTTACGAATTAAATGATGTTGAAATCGCCACTGTTTCTGAACAAGAAAAAATATTTATGAATACATACAAAAAAATGAAAAATAATTTATTTGAAATGTGTTCATCACTAGCATTGATTGAAAAAACTTTAAAGCCTACAGGGTCATTTATGGCTTGGTATAGTTCAAAAGGATTAACTAAAGATGCTGTTTCTGTCTATTTAAAAAGATGGAAATTTTATAAGGAATTTCCAGATTTTAAAGAAAAAATATTTTCTTATTCAGATCAAGCTATAAAAATTTTAACAAATAATGAAATTAAGTATGAAGAAGTTTTAAGTATTTTAGAGAATGACATATATAAAATTAAAGAAATTAGGAAACTATTAATTCCTGTCATTGAAGAGAATAAAAGAGAATTTCTTCCTGCTGGACAAAAGTTTTTTAATTTCAAAAAGGTAGAAAGAATGAAAAAAAGAACAATGAAATTAAGTGATACTGATAAGCAGGAATATAAAAAAGAACTTACAGAGTATATAAAAAAATTACAACAACTAGTGGAGGAAATATGAATTATAAAGATAATTTGATTGAAAAAGCAGAAGCTACTATAAGAAATAATAAATCTTTAATAGAAGATGATGTTGCTGTTGCTATGTTAGGAATTGAAAGAATTACTGCAATCAAAAAAGAAGTGTTAGAACTTGAAATTTTTATCGAAGTTTTAAAAAAATTTGCAGAATAAAGAAGCTTTATCAATTTTACACTGCAAATAACTTGCTCGTGCTGATAAAGCCCTCAGACAGTTTTATTTTACAGTAAGTTATTTGTGGTGTCAAGAAAACAGGAGGACATGATGCTAGAAATAAGAAAAATTGGAGAAAATTTATGGCTTGTAAATGGAGAATACCTTACAAATGATTATAGCAAAGCTGTAGTTATTGCAAATAAAGGTAAAAAAATTAATGGTTTCACTATAAATAAAAGTAAAAAAGCAAGTTTTTGGAAAAACTTAAAATATAAACTTAATTTACCATTTCTTATACTGGAAAATTGGATGTGATTTTATGGACATATTAAAAATAGCTTTGGCTACTCTTCTAGCAGAAAGGAGTGTTAAAAATGAGAAAAGCTCAAAAGACTGTGAAAAGACAAATAAAGATAAATGAAAAGAAAGAAATTAAATTTATAGAAAAACCTACTGAAAGTGAGCTTGATGCTCTTAGTTTAAAGACTCTTTTACTTTCACTAGAAATTGTAATTGGTAATCATCAAAAGGTTTGGAAGAATGAAGAAGATGGTTATTTAAATACTTATTACAAGATATTGCTAGGTAGATGTAAAAACCTAACATCTGATATTTATAACAAATGTTATGACGATATTAAAGACCAGGATATAGAATATGAAGAAAACTTTTACACTAGGGAAGTAATGCAAGCCCATGTTAAAGATTGTGCAAACTCTATTTGGGAAAAGGCTTCAATGACCTTGGAAGATAAATTACAAAGGCTTCCAGCTGGGTTTACAGATACTATTCATTCTTGGGATAAACTTATTAAAAATTTTAAATTAGATAGAGTTAAAAAATTAGTCAATGAACTTAATATTAAAGAAGAAGTTCAAGAACTAATAAAATCATCTGAAAAATACTTAAATATGGTTGATAGAGAAATCATGAAAATTAAAACTGCTTAGGGGGATAAAATGAAAGAATTAAAAATAAAAGCTTGGTTGAAGAAAGAAAAGAAAATGGTATCTATTATTGGAATAGATTTTAATTATGAATATATAAGATACACAGAAGATGATAATTTATTTAATTCAGATTATAAGGTTGCTGAATTTAAAGATATAGAACTTTTACAATTTACAGGATTAAAAGACAATGGTGGTCAAGAGCTTTATGAAGCAGATGTAATTAAATTCAATGATGGTGTAGATGATATTTATGGATTAATTTCCTATGATGATGAAGATGGAACTTATCGTGTTTCTTATGAAAATATTACAGAACACCTTTCAGACAGAGAAGGAGACTTTGAAATTGTTGGCAACATTTTTGAAAATCCAGACTTACATGAACAACTAGGATACTAGGTGAGTTAAATGGAAAAAATTTGTAAATGGTGTTCTAACTATAACAAAGGAAAATGTACTATTTTAAATGAAAAACTTTATCCAGATGTTCCCTCTTCTTACTGGGGAACTTTGGATATTATTACAAAATTTTTTGATAATCATTTCAGAAGGTTTTTAGATCCTAATGATTTATATGATTTAGCAGATGAGCTTTCAGATGAAATAAATGAATTTGTTATTAAAAAATCAGAAGCTACAACCATAGAGCTTGGTTATGAACAACAAGAAGATTTTTCTTGCAAATATTGGAGATAAAAGGAAAGGAGCTAAGTATAATATGGAAACTAATAAACCAGTAAAAAACGAAGAAATAAATATAATAAAAAGAGCAGTAGTAGAGCAGATTGAAGAACTTTACAATAAATTAATTTTAAAGAAAAAGGCTTCATAAATGGAAAAAGTTGCCATTTATATTAGAGTATCAAAAAAAGAACAAACTAGAGATAAAGGGAGTGATAGCTCCCTTAATCTTCAATTAAAAAAATGTTTAGACTACTGCAAAGAAAAAGGTTATGAAGTCTTAAAAGTTTATCAAGATATTGAAAGTGGAAGAATAGATGACAGAAAAGAGTTTAATGAACTTTTTGAGGCTATTAGTAAGAAAATATATACTAAAATAGTTTTTTGGGAAATTTCAAGAATAGCAAGAAAAATTTCAACAGGAATGAAGTTTTTTGAAGAGTTAGAATTATATAAAATTACTTTTGACAGTATTTCACAGCCATATTTAAAAGATTTTATGACACTTTCCATATTTCTAGCCTGGGGTACTGAAGATTTAAAACAGATGTCTTTAAGAATAAAAAGTAATCTTGAAGAGAAAACAAAAGCAGGATATTTTGTTCATGGTAGACCAGCAACAGGTTATATCAGAGGAGAAAATAAAATGATTATTCCTGATCCTCAAAAAGCACCTTATATTCTTAGTATTTTTAAAACATATGCTAAAAACTTTAACTTAACTGAAACAGCTAGAATATTCAATAAAACAAGAAAAGATATAGTTGAAATAATTGACAACAAAATTTATATTGGTTATGTTCCTTTTAGAAAATATATACAAGAACTAAATCAAAAAAAGAGAACTCAAGTAAATAAAAAAGATATAAAATGGTATAAAGGACTTCATGAGCCAATTGTTCCTCTTGAATTATTTGAATTTTGTCAATCTATCAGAGAGAAAAATATAAAATCAAGAGCTGCTTATGGAGATTATAAACCTCATTTACTTTTTTCATCTATGATTTATTGTGAATGTGGAGATAAAATGTATCAGCAAAAGAGAAATAGAACTTATAAAGATAATACTAACTATGTTTATTACTCTTATTCCTGTAAAAATAGGAAACATAAAAAATCCTTCTCAGCTAGAATTATGGATAAAACTATTAAAGAAATGATTCTAAATTCAAAAGAATTAGAAGATTTGAATAATTATAATTCTAATGATATTGAGAAAAGTGAAAAAAAATTATTAAAACTTGAAAATAATTTAAAATTATTAGAAAATGAAAGAGAAAGAATAATAAATTTATTTCAAAAAAGCTATATCAGTGAAAATGAATTGGAAAATAAATTTAAAGATCTTAATACTAGAATTCAAATTGCAAAAGAAAAAAAAATAGAATTTGAAAATACTTTGAATATTCCTAGAAATAATGACATTAAAGTATTAGAAAAATTGAAATTTATTATAGAAAATTATGATGAAGAAGATGTTATAGAAACAAGAAAAATTTTAAAAATGATAATAAAAGAAATTAGAGTAATTTCCTTTTACCCATTAAAAATTTCAATTTTATTCTATTAAAAAGCAACTTTTATAGAGTTGCTTTTTTTTGTTAGTATGTTATACTTTTTTAAAAGAGGTGATAAAAATGGAAAATAAAATTCAAAAACTAGCTGATATTATAAAAAATTCTAAATATCTTGTCTTCTTCACAGGAGCAGGAGTTTCAACAGACAGTGGATTAAAAAGTTTCAGGGGGAAAGATGGTTTATATAGCACTTTATACAAAGGAAAATACAGACCAGAAGAAGTATTAAGTTCAGACTTCTTTTATTCTCACAGAAATATTTTTATGGAGTATGTTGAAAATGAATTAAATATTAATGGAATAAAACCTAATAAGGGACATTTAGCTTTGGCTGAGTTAGAAAGAATTGGACTTTTAAAAGCTGTTATTACTCAAAATATAGATGATTTACATCAAATGGCAGGTAATAAAAATGTTTTAGAACTACATGGAAGTTTAAAAAGATGGTATTGTTTAGAGTGTGGAAAAACAGCTGATAATAATTTTTCTTGTGAATGTGGTGGCATAGTTAGACCTGATGTTACTTTATATGGTGAAAATTTAAACCAAGCTGTGGTTAATGAAGCTATTTATCAATTGGAACAAGCAGACACTTTAATCGTTGCAGGAACAAGTTTAACAGTGTATCCTGCTGCTTATTATTTAAGATATTTTAAAGGTAAAAATCTAGTGATAATCAATAATGAAAATACTCAATATGACAGTGAGGCATCATTAGTTTTAAATAGTAACTTTGCTGACACTATGGATAAAGTTATAAACATTATTAAAATGGGAGCTTAGGCTCTCTTTTTATTGGTTGTATAATAAATGGTGTTGATTTAAAAAAGTTGAGACAATAAAATTTTCCTGTTAAAATTAAATCGCGAAAAATAACCATAAAGGAAGTGATTTCATTGTCTCTATCTAATTTTATCAAAACTATCTTAAATATTCAAGATGATAATATTTCTTTTCCAGAAGAAAATTATTCTCAGATTATTCAAAAAGGCAATTATGTAATTAAAGTTTTTAAAGGATTTCTTAAATCTAATTATTGTTCTTGTCCTCATTGTAATTCTAGAAATATTGTTAAAAATGGTTCTAGGGAACGTAATATTAAATTTATTCCTTTTCAAAATTACAACATTGAACTTAATCTTAGTATACAAAGGCATATCTGCAAAGATTGTAAAAAAACTTTTTCTCCTTCTACTAGTATTGCTAAAGATAATTCTAATATTTCTAATAACCTTAAATACACTATTGCGCAAGAACTTCAAGAAAATATTTCTCTTACTTTTATTGCTAAGAAGTACAATCTTTCTATTTCT